GTTCTTATGAAAGAGGTTGTTGGTTTTATAAAAGATGGTGATACTGCGGTGCAGATTATCCCTATGTTAAAGGAATATTTAGAAATCAACGTTAAGAACGATGACCAATTAGTAAAGGTAGCCGCTATAGTACAACGTATAATAGCAGCTGAAAGTAAAGGTAGTAGTGAAGATGAATATGGTTTGTCTGAAGCTGAAAAAGAGCAACTCATGGGAGCAATAGAAGATGCTGCTACTGATTTACAAACTCATTCGGATGAAATAACAGACGACATTAAAAGGGTAGAAAATTAATGCCATTTTTCAAAAGTAGAAAAAATACAAATCGTAGAACAGATGGTACAGGATTCTTAACTTATGCAGATGCTTATCAATTAATAAAAGAAAACATTGATGAGGCTGTAGAGTTTTATGAATTAGAACCTGCTATTGTTACCGAAATTCTATTAGACCCAAATGACTTTCCAAAAAAAGACACACCTAGCGGTAATGGTAAAATGCCAGATTATTCTTATTTGGGAACTATTAGAGCTAGGTTCGTAGAGAGTCAAGATGTCGGTGATGTGATTGATGATTATATAAAACCTCTATCACCACATATGGTAGCCTATCCCTTAATTGGTGAAGTTGTAAATATAGCTAAACATGGTAATCAGATGTATTATTATCAACCTTTAAATATGAGAAATCATGTTAATATGAATGTAGCTAATAATGTTTCTACAGACCCAAAAGTTACCGCACAAACAACAGAGTTCAATAGAAATTTATTAAGTGAATATGGTGATGTTGTTATAAATGGTAGATTTGGAAATGGTATAAAATTTGGTAGCGATCCTTTTTATCAATATCCAGATATAAAAATTACGAACAGACAATCTGTTCCACCACAAAAAATACAAGACGAACACTATCCTCATCTACAAAATATAAATGCCGATGGTTCATCTATTTTTATCACATCAGGACCAGCTAGAGAAACTGATGTACTAATACCAGCTGTACAGACATTGACAGTTCCTGATATACTAGATGGTGATATGATTACAATAAATTCAGATAGATTGGTTTTTAATTCTAAAGAAACTGATATACATATGTTTTCTAGTAGAAACATAAATCTAGCTGCTAAAGACGAAATAAATTTAGAATTGGGATTGGATTCAATTGGTGGTAGAATAACATTGGGTGATGCTGAATCTACTAATCCTATGGTATTAGGAAGTCAGTTAGAAGATTTATTTGAAAAGTTATTTTCTTCTCTACAAAGTTTTACTAATTCAGTTTCTAATGCTACCGGAGTAGCTGAAGTAGGAGATGCTGCTAAAGTGATGTTAGATGAAATACAAAATATGAAATCTAATATTTTACCAAATATACTAAGTGATACAGTTTACATAAGGGAGAATCAATTAGAGGAAATAAATGAAATAAGCGATGTTAATGCCGAGGTACAGCCAATAATTGAAGTTGCAGGAGTAAGAGGATAGTTATGAGTGTTATATCAGACAAATTGAAAAGTGTTGTACAAAGTGTATTTGATTTACCAAAAGAAAATATTGAGAAAAAAATAGACACCATTGTTGCTACTAGTAGACAAGGTGTTGAGCAAGGAAATGAAGTTAAAAAAATACTAAATCAAATTGAAGTTGCAGAACAGAGAGTTAGTCAAGTGAGAGATATAGTAAAAACTGCAAACTCTGTTATGAAAAGTTTGAAAGCAGCTAGACAAGCAGCTGAAATTACTGAAAAAGCTAGTACCATATCAGCTTCACTAAATCCAGCAGCAGCTAGTGTTGCTTTAGCTCAAAAGTTAATCATAGATAGAGTAAAAAAAGAAGAAGAAGAAGCTTTGGATGCTTTAAATGTTACACCTAGTCTCATAGAAAATTTTAATATTTTTGTAGAAGAATCAAAGCAAAAATTAGAAAAAGTAAAGAGAGAAAGAGAAAGAAAGAAAGCTTTACGTGAGCAAAGAAACAGAAAATTAAATTCTTAATATTTATAATAAATAGGAGTTATCATGTCGAACACTAAAAAAATCGTAGGTTTAATTAGAGAAATAGTTAAACAAGAGGTACAAAAAGAGGTAAGAAAGATACTTATTAGTGAAGGAGCTAAGGCTATATCTAATAATGTAAATGATGTACCTGAAGTAATACCAAAACCTGTTCCTCAAAAGTCTAAGCCTGAAGAAGTAAGTTATACTAAAAACCCTACACTAAATAAGATACTAAATGAAACCGCTCGAGGAGATGAGTTCGAAGAGTATCCTACAATGGGTAATGGAACATTTGATAGTTCAAGAATGGCTGATGCTATGGGTTATGGTGGAATGTTAGGTAGTGCAGAAGAGAAAAGAAAGATGGGAGCTATACAGACAGCCCAAGCAGCTGGTGCTGATACATCAAATAAAGCAGTACAAGATGTAATGGGTGATTTAACGAAGGATTACAGAGGTGTAATGAACGCATTAAAGAAGAAGGATGGTAAATTATAATGGGTGTTATTGAAAACGATTTAAATGAAGATACTTATATTGGTTTAGAGTTACCTCTAACTCATACACAAAATGGGTTTTTTAATAGAACTAAAACTGCATTAGAACAAGCTAAGTCTAATATAAAAAATCTTCTATTGACTAACAAAGGTGAGAGGTTAGGTAATCCTACATTTGGAACAAATTTACTTTCTTTAGTTTTCTCACAAGAAAACACAGATTTAGAAAGTAGAGTTGAAGAAGAGATTAGAGGAGCTATGGGAGAATTTTTACCATTCATAAATATTGTCAGTATCGAAACTAATTTTTCAGATACTAATAAAGATGTAGCTAATGTTAATTTGAGATTTACTCTAAACGTTGATGTAACTTCAGAGGAAAATTTAAGTTTAGATTTTTCAAATTACAATGTTGGTTAGTAGGAGAAAGTAAATGCCATATTCAGTAAATAAAAAATCAGTTAAAGAAGTTAGATATCTAAATAAAGATTTTACATCTTTTAAAGAAAATCTGATTGAGTTTACTAAAATATACTTTCCAAATCAGTACAATGATTTTAATGAATCTTCACCAGGTATGATGTTTATCGAAATGGCAAGTTATGTTGGTGATGTACTTTCTTACTATGTAGACAATCAGTTCAAAGAAAGTTTGTTATCATTTGCTGAAGAAAAAAGAACTGTTTACAATATGGCTCAGTCATTAGGTTACAAACCAAAACTATCTTCAGCTGCTTCAGTAGATTTAGATGTATTTCAAACTGTTCCAGCTATCTCAAGTGGAACCGGTGATAGTTATACAACTAAACCTGATTTGAATTATGCTATGAATTTAAAAGCAGGTATGCAAGTTCAGTCAGATACAGGAATATCTTTTGTTACAACCGAAGATTGCAATTTTAAATTTTCAAGTTCTTACGACCCAATGACAATAACTGTTTACGAAAGTTCTGCTAATGTACCTGTTACTTACCTATTAAAGAAAGGTATAAGAGCCTCAAGTGGTACAGTTACTACAGAATTTTTTACTTTTAATGCAGCTGAAAAATACAAAAGAATTGCATTGGCTAATCAAAACATTTTAGAAATAATTTCTTGTACAGACAGTGACGGTAACGATTGGTATGAAGTTCCTTTTTTAGCTCAAGATACAGTATTTACAGATATGGAAAATACATCTAAGAATGATGACCAACTTTACACATATTCAGACCAAGCTCCATATCTACTAAAACTTTTGAAGACATCAAGAAGATTTACAACATTTATAAGAGAAGATGGTAGGACAGAGTTGAGATTTGGTGCTGGTACATCTGATAATCCTGATGAAGAGATAATTCCAAATCCAGATGAGGTTGGTTCTACTTTACCAGGTTCACCAACTTATCTGAATACAGCTTTCGATCCATCTAACTTTTTAGCAACCAAAGCTTATGGTCAAGCTCCATCCAACACACAATTAACAATCACTTACAGATATGGTGGTGGTGTTGGTAATAATGTTAGAGGTAATAGTATTAGAAGTATACAATCAGCTAACATAGACTTAGATGAGACAAGTCTAAATGTAGGACTAGCTGCTACAACTAAAAACTCCATAGCTATAAATAATCCAACACCAGCAGCTGGTGGAAGAAGTGCTGAGAGTATTGTAGAAGTAAAAAACAATGCACTAGCTTACTTTCAAGCTCAACAAAGAGTCGTTACAAAAGATGATTATATTACGAGAGTTTATGCATTACCGCCTAAGTATGGTAATGTAGCTAAATCGTATGTTGTACAAGATAGTCAGTTAGATAGTAAGTCTGGTGCTAACTCAGATGCACGAATAGCAAATCCATTAGCTCTTAACATGTATCTATTAGGATTTGACGCAAATAAAAAATTAGTTACAGTAAATCAAGCAGTAAAAGAAAACATACAAACTTACCTAACACAATTTAGAATGGTAACAGATGCTGTAAATATAAAGAATGCTTTTGTTATTAATATTGGAGTTAAATTTAATTTACTTACAAAAGTTGGTTACAATAAAGAAGAAGTTGTATTAAGAGCAATACAAAGAGTCAGAGACTTTTTTAATATTGATAAATGGCAAATCGGACAACCAATAGTGTTAGCTGATTTGGCTTATCAGATATCTTTGGTAAATGGTGTATCTGCTGTTGTACCACCTGAAGAAGATAATCCAAACGGACATTCAGTATTGATTACTAATAAATTTAAAGTTAGTGGTGGTTACTCGGGAAATGCTTACGATATGGTAGGTGCTACAAAAGATGGAGTTGTTTACCCATCACTAGACCCAAGTTGCTTTGAACTTAAATATCCAAATGTGGATATCGAAGGTAGAGTAGTTGGCAATTCATCAGGAGATAACTAATGCATTACTTTATTTTTCCAGAAATAGATACAACTTTATACGAAGCTAGTGGTAGTGGTAACACAGGTAGAGATGAGATATTAGAAGTTCAAAAGAAAATGAGTAAATCTGGTGGTAACATCAAAGTATCTCGTATTCTAATAAAATTTGATATTAGTGAAATATCATCTTCAATAGTAAATGGTACTATATCTTCAAACAGAAAATTTTACTTGAATATGTATGATGCTGGCTCTGAAGCATTGGATGTTAGTCAATCTCTATGGGCTTACCCTATAAGTCAAAGTTGGGTAGAAGGACAAGGAACTTTTAATGACGATCCTCAAACAACAGAGGGTGCTAGTTGGCAATATAGAGATGGACAAACTCAAAAAAGTTTTTGGTTAGCAGCTGGACAGAATAGTGTATCATCTTCTGGTGGTGCATGGCATGATGAGGTATATGCTTCTCAATCATTTAAATATGAAGATGAAGATATGAGAATGGATGTTACACCTATTATGAATAAATGGTTAGATAATACTTATCCTAATAATGGATTTATAGTAAAAAGAAGCGGTAGCTTTGGTAACACAGATGTTAATGTAGATGAAGGTAATCAAGACAGATTAGGTAATTTTAAATTCTTTTCAAGAAACACTAACACGATATACCCACCAAAGTTAGAAGTGGAGTGGTATGATACAAAGTGGAGTACAGGCAGTCTAAGTGGTTTATCTTCTACTGAATTAGAAGATATGTCTGTATACATGAAAAATTTAAGACCAGAGTATAAAGAAAGTTCTAAAGTAAAATTTAGATTAGTAGGGAGACCTAAATATCCAACTAAGTCTTATTCTAACACAGCTTCAGAATATCTAACCTCTAAGTATCTTCCAAGCGGTAGTGTAGGAAACATTGGTGGTGATGGTGCTTACTATTCTGTACTAGATGGACAGACAGATGATGTTATAATACCATTTGGTACTGGCTCTCTTATAAGTTGTGATTCAACAGGAAACTATTTTAATCTATGGATGAATGGATTACAAGCAGAGAGATATTACAAATTTTGTTTTAGGGTTGTGAGCGGTAGTAACACAACAGAAGAAACCATACAACATTTTGATGATGATTTTACATTTAAAGTAGTGAGATAAAAAATGCCTTACAGTCAAGAGGAACTCAAAAAGTTAGATTTTTATAAAAGACTAACCGAAGAGGATGAACAACAATACTTACAAAACAAAGCTACTTTAGAGTTAAGAGCTGGATACTCAGGTTCAGCTAATCAAGGTGGTGTTATAAGAGATAGTACAAATACTATATTACTTTTTGAAGACCCATACAAAAACGAACTATTAGAAGATGAGTCTTCTAAAATAGTATATAATTTAAAAGTAAATACTTTAAAAACAAAAGAGAGTGATACAATCATAGATGAAGTTTTGGATAGAGGATTTAGAGAATTATAATGGCTAGTAGATTAAGAGAAAGAGATAAAAATTTGCTTGATGCTAACAACTTTCAAGTCGTAGGTAGTAAACCTTATGAAGATGGTAAGTGGGGAAGTAAAGGTGATAGAGACTTTGTTCACTTTCAAATATTTGATGCTAGTAGCAATTTAATACAATACGATAATTTACCTTTATCTAATTTTATAATAAATTCATCAAATGATAATGTAGAATTTTATCCTGGTGCACACATTCGTAACTTAGGTTTTGAAAGTGGTACATTTACAATTAGATACAACTTTTTTAGAAAATTAGCTGGTGATGAATCAGCTGTTTTAGTTCACACATTAGATAAGAATGATACTAAGATTGGTGATGTCTATACAAATACAGATAATATTTACATTACAGAAGATGGTATAATATATGCTGCTAGTGAAAGAGACTATAAAGATAATCAATCCACTACAGAACAATTAAAGATAGAAGATTTAAAATATCAAATACACGAAATATCACCAAGTAGGACTGAGGTTAGGTTAAGAGCTAAACAGATAAATAGTTCTTACATTGATGATTTCGTAAATATACAAACACCATACACTATAAAAGAAACAAACACTCAAATAGACTTTTTAGGAAACTCAAACGAATCTTTAATTCTTAATATAACACCTAATGATAATGATTTCATATTTTCTAATCAGATGGTTGGTGGAACTATAACTATACCAGATGTATACATAGTTGACCAAATTGATGTGGCTGTTCGTTCAGATACAAATGTTATACTTAATCCATCTGGTGAAGAAATAGAAACAGATAACTTAGGAAATGTTTTAGATATAAGTGGAGAGCATGAGTGGGATGCTACATTACACGATGATGCTATAAGAGTTA